CTTGAATTGGGGTCTTTAGCAGCTTTAGGAAATTGTTTCATTTGACCCGCAGAACGAGCACAATAAGATTTTCTTCTTGATGCTCTTTTTCCTGTAGGATTTTTTTCGGTAACTGCTGTAGATAGTTTAGAACCTGGATTTTCTCTTCGATATCGAGCGACACCAGCTTTCGTCATTCCCGCCCCTTGTTTAGTGGGGCGGAAATATTTTTTAGTTTTAGGTGGTTGCTTATCAGGCATTATGCACCTGTATAAAAAACGTTTACTGTCGTATTAACAGTAGTTACGTTTAAGTTAGATTTAAAGAGAACACCATTTTCTGGAACGTTCATCGATACATCTGAAGTGCCTCCTGTTACAGCTACATTAAAAATAGCAGTACCACCATCATTAAACGTAACTGTTCCATTACCTGCTCCTACACCAATAATAAAGCCCTTGAGTCTAGCTCTAGCAGCATTAATTGTAGTAGTAGTGTTTGCCGCTGCACCTTTTACACTAATATCACTATCGAACGCCATTGTTTATCTCCTTATGCTATTGTTGCGCCATTGTTTCCAACAACAACCCATCCTGCTGTACCGTAAACAAGAACTACACCATCACCAACGTCATTAAATGTGATAGTAGTACCGCCAGCAAGAGTTGTTGGAGTAAGAGTTCCGTTACCGCCGTCAACGATCATTGTAATGATCTTTACTTGACCAGTAGAACCGTTAGCAAGTGTCAGTGCATCTGCACCAGTTGTTGTTACTTCAGTAATTAAATCTGTAAGATTGACAGCTCCTGCTCCACTTAAAGATTGTACTGAACCTGTAATGATATTGCTGTAAGAAGTTCCTACAGTAATTGCACCTGTAGATGCATTTTTTGTTACGGACTCAAAACCGTTTTCTGATCTGACTGGACCTGAAAATGTAGTATTTGCCATTATAAACCTCCTCGGTTGTATAGACCGATTACATAGTCTCTATACCGTCTGACTAGCTCAGTCTATGTAATCTATTATGCTAGTAATTCTATTAGAGCATAAAAAAAGGGCGCAGTCAAAGACATACGCCCTTCTTATTTAGTTAATTATTTATTAAGCGCCAGATGTGCCAAATATACCTCTAGGATCGGAGAAACCAAATGAGTATCTCTCTCTAGCTTTATATCTTGCATTGCCTGTATCAAAATCACCCTCCATAGCTGTGCTCATTGGAGTTCTCACGAAATGCTTTAGACCGTTTGGTGCATCAGTTTTAATAAAGAATGCGTCTGTGTCAGTTAAGAAGTGATTTACTACATAACCTTCAGGAATCATTCCCATATTTCTGATAGCATTGATGTCATTGTCTGATGTACCTACTCTTAAAGTGGAGTTCATTAATCTATCCGCAGTGAACTGTAGTTCTTTTGGAATAATTAATTTTCTACCTTGAGTAGCTATTTTTAGACCACGCTCATCAACAAAAGCAGCAATATCAATTAAAGATTGCTCAAGCGATGTTTCGTTTAAATCAGCATCTGTTGCTAATCTGTTGGAGAAAGTACCACCAACTGCTAATGGGTGTGCCACGTTAATAAGTGATACACCATCACCACCTGGGTTTGTACCTGCTGCACCAGAGGAAGCAAAAGCTGTGTTTAAAACATCTGCAGCTTTAACTTGCTTTGTGTTTGCCATTGATCTTGCAAGAGCTTTTGTATAACGAGAAGAAAGTTGATCGTAGAGATTATCTTCGATTGCTTCTTCTGTAATTGCAAAACCTAGTGCAATTGTTTCGTGTGTGTAACGAGAAGTATAAGCTTCGGTTGCTGTGTCATAAGAGATTGAACCTCCCTCTGACTTAGTCGGAGCAGATCCGAAACCTGATAACATTACTTCTTCTTCGAACGCTCTGTCAGATGACTCCTGATCGAAGATTTCTGTATGTTCTTGCTCATACCTTTTGTATTCCATTCCAAACAATGCATTTAGACCTGGTTCTAACTCTTTAACGAGTTGACTTCTTGATATAGCCATAATTTAACCTCCTATATGCCTGTTGTGTCTGTTAAGGAATGTAAGTTGATTTTAACAAGGATGTTAGCATTTGCTGCTGTGTAATCATCATTGTCTGGATCTGTTGAAAGACCTACAACCCTAAAGTTTGCTCCAGCGTTAACTGTAAATGAATCACCGTCAATTTTTAGAGCAGAGATACCTGATTTGTTAGATCCTGCTGCATAAGTAGCGATGTTACAGTTAGTACCCACTTGAGCCTGTCCTGCATTAGCATCATCGACTTTAACTTCAAACACTACGTTTGGGTTGTCAATGACATATGCTTTGATGTCGTCTGCTGCTACACTGCCTGGATAATGGTTGCTCCATGTTGGTTTCCCTGTTGTAGGGTCTGTATATTCACAACCATTGAAAATTCCAATGACTTCAGCACCAGCAGTTGATCCGACATCAATAGCGCCATTAGCGACTAAGATGACTGGATCACCTTGATAGATTGCGGAACCTTCGTTGTTTCCAATTTTATACTCGGTCTGGCCAGAATTGTTATAACCACTACCAAGCATTTTTACTGGACGAAATCCGAAACCTGAGCTTTGATTTGCCATATTATTACTCCTTTGTAATACATGTTGTTAGTTTGGTTAAAAACAAATGTGCCGACTACGACTTGTTTCCTTTACCAAAAGTTACATTGGTTCGCCTTTGGGGTTTGCTGATCGGCATCCGTGGATCCTCGATTTTCAATAGGTCACTGTCCATAGCCTCTTTTTGGCTTTCGGTTAACCCTTTAAAATAGTCATTGCGTTCTTCAACTAACTCTATTGGCATTCGAGCTAACAACAACCCTCCTACCCCTATCACACCAGCGTGCTTACCATCTTCAATGGTCGGAAGTTCCCAATCAGGATACTCGTCGGCTCGGACTAATTCCCAACCTTCTCGTAATTTTCCAGAGATATTTTTATAATCGTCAAAACCTCTGACTGAGTCCCTAATCCATCGATGTTTGTAACCATCTGGAGCTGGGGGTGCGTCTAATGATGAAGGTCTAGTCCAACCTTTTTTACGAGCTGTCTTTTCCCTAGTATCACTAGATCTTAGCGTTTTATTTACCATATTGTCTCCAATCTATACATATTTTGCGTATTCTTCAAGGGGTACACCTAATTTTTTTGCAATTGCTACTTGACTAGGAGTTAGCTTTACCTTCCTCGAACCGCTTGTTTTTTGTGAACGAGATGCAGAAGCAACCACTTGTGGCGCTCTTTCTTTAGTTTCTCTAACTTCTTCTCCCTGTTTTTGCTCAAACTTATGAGGAAATTGATCTCTCATATAAGAATTAATTTCTTCATAGTATTCATCACTTTTAGGATCATAACCTTCTCTTAAAAGTTTTTTGTGATGAGCTAGAGCAGTAAAAGTCATGGCCTCATCTTGACCGAACCATTTGTTTTCTGAAGCCCATTGCTCGGCTCGTGGATCGGGCTGTCTTTGAACAGGTTGTTGTGGCTGAGACTGTCTTTCTGCCATTAAACCTTGCTGTTGTTTTTGAAGATTTTCTCTTTGCTGTTTTGATGCAAGAGCTCTTTCTTCTTCAATTGCAAGTCTCGTTAAAGCTCTCTGAGCGTCTACTTGAGCATTAACATCATTATTCATTAACGCTTCTTGATAAGCTCTTTTAGCTTGTTCGATCTGAGATTTAACCCGGTTCTCGTACTCACTAATATAATTTTCATCGAGAGACTTTATTTTGTTTTCATAGTCTTCGTATTTTTTCTTTGCTGTTTCTGCAAAACGAAGAGCTTCTTGTTCTCTTTGCTCAGTTTTTTCTAATCTGTCCAAAAGATTCTTAATTCTTCTTTGAACTTTTTTAGAATACTTATCTAAGCCATCATCTTTTGAATCATCATCATCAGATGATTGATCCTCTTTTTCTTCAGCGGAAGTCTCTACTTTTTTTTCTTCGACCTGATCTTCTTTAGTAGATTTTTCTTCCTCTTGAAGTTCAACCTCTTGACCCTCGCCTGTAGTGTCAAGGTCTACCATTTTTTCTTCAGCCATAATTTACTCCTTAATAAAGGGTTAGTACGTCTTTGGGATCTTTTAATTTTGCTAATACTTCGTCATCATTAAGAATACGAATTTCTCCGCCTTCAATCTTAACTCTAGAGCCTGCATATCGAGCAAAAACTATCCAATCGCCTTTTTTACACCATGGTCCATTAGGAAACTTACTTTTATCTGCGTAAGCATCCGATCCCATGCTAAGAATTAAACCCACATTAGTTGTGAGTTGCTGCTCTTCAACAGCTTTGTCTGTAAGGTACAGACCTCCTTTTGTTTTTTCAACACCTTTATAAGGTAAAACTACTATTCTCCATCCTGTTGCTTGAGGTATTCTATCCAATGCAGGACCTTTATTCTCTTCTTTCTTTTCTTCTTTTACTTTAGGTTTTTTATTAAAACCCTCTGGTAATATTAGTCTACTCATCTTTCACCACCTTTTTGTATAAGTCTTGATAGTCTAACAAAAACTCTTCTAATGCATGAAGCTTTCCCAAATGATATTGATACTGCTCAAAAGAACTTAAAGTTCTAGAAGTAATATCTTCTTTTTTATCTTTGATCTTTTCTTCTATAAGCTTCTTTACTTTATAATCAAAATGTTCCACTAATTGGTAATTTTCTTATGCTTTTCAAAAGTTCTCAAGCCGGCCATTCCTAAGAGAGCCATGACTAA